AATCTGCAATCTTATCTGCTTCAATAACTTCAGAATCAATAGCTGAACGATTGGTTTGTGATGCAGTCCAAATTGGAATTCCCAATTCACCACTTATACCTCTTAGTTCAATATAAACACCACCTTGTTCACCATACGTTGAATCTGATTTATTGGTATGAGAAAGTAACAAATCAGCATAATCAACTATGATTAAATCAGGTTTATTACCTGCTGCTGTCATCTTCTCAATATGTGCCTCTATCTTCTTAGGAGATACTCCTTTTGGTGGGTAGTATTTAATTAGAAGTTTACCTTTTAATCTCGATATCTTCTCTAATACAGTTTCTTTCTTGTCCTTCACATCAGATGATGGAATTTGAGTAAAAACAGTATCATAACGTTGTCCAACGTAATGTTCAGAAAGTTCCAAAGAATAATGTACAACATTAAGACCTGCCCTAACGGCAGCTGCACCAAGTGCACATAATACCCAAGTCTTTCCAACACCAGATGGAGCAACTGCTACTCCTAATTCACCTGGTCCTAAACCACCATCCATTACTTCGTTAATACAATCCCAACCAGTTGGAACTGAATTTCTATCTATCTCAGTTGTTCTTTCTTCGAAATCTAATAGATAATCATGTCCCAAATCGGAATCAACTCCTACCTTCATAGCTTTATCTACCAAGTCTTTGATTCTATCATAAGAACCTGCTTTTAATAAATCAACTGATTGTACAATTGCTTCTTTAAGGTTTTGATTAATACAAAATGAAGAAAACTCTTTCTTTACATAATCTAAGTCAGAATCACCAACTTTGGTAAAAACTGATTTTAGTTGTTCTATTACATTCTTTTGAAAACCCCTATCATCTAATTTAGATATCTCTGATTTGAATACATCTAAAGTTGGAGGTTTCTTAAATTCATAATAGTAGTTGATTATTTCGTCAACAATCCACTTATTAGATTCTGCCTCAAAAAATTTAGGATGTATAATTTCACTAAGGGTATCTAATATACGAGAATCTGCAATCAAAGTTGATATTACTTTGGTTTGAAAAGATTGTCCGTATTTAGAAAGTGTATCTATGTTTTGCATTTATAACCTATTTGATTCCAAATATACGAAAAATATTTGGATTAAAAAAATTTATTTTGTAATAATATTATGAAAAGTTGAATGTAACCAATCATTAATGTCTCTCCAATTTTGAAGAATCTTGTATTTTTGTCCTACTTTTAGAAAATCTAATTTATTAAATTGGATATCATCTACATTAAATCTTTCTAAAATTTTTAACTTTTGATTAGTTGGGATATGAGGTTCATCCAGTTCCATTAACCTCTTATTCATAAGAAGTTGGTCTTTTGCTTTTAAGATATCATCATATAATTTGATTTTACCTTGTTTCTCCTCGCACATTTTAAAGAACTCTTCATGAGTTATCAGTCTATCCTCAGAAAGTTCAGGAAACCTCTTTAAAAGGGTTTTAACACCACATCCTCGAATACCTGGTATGTTATCTGATTTATCACCATCTAATGTTCTATATAATAGAAGATTTTCTGGCCATATACCGAACTCATCAAATACAACTTGTCTAGTATACATTTTCTTTTTAGTGGGCGAAAACACACTAACTTTATCTGAAACTAATTGAAGAAAATCTTTATCTGTTGAAACTATTACAACTTCACCATCTAAATCTTGTTGAGTATGTTTAGTTAGATATGCAATAGTATCATCAGCCTCGATACCATCGTAAATCATTGTCTGTACAGGTAAGTAATCTAACACATCATTTAACCAAACGAATTGTTGTCTCATGGATAGTTGCTCTTCTTCTTCATCCAAGAACTCCATATATTGTCGGTTGACTCTAAACTTACGATTCTCTCTCCCTGCCTTATAACCTTCATATACCTTTTTACGAGATTTAGAACCACCCTTTCCATCAAATGTCACAATACATCTAGTTGGATTGAATTCTCTAATTTGATATCCAATAGATTTTAGAGAACCAACAACTCCACCAGTATGGTCACCATCCTCATTCATTGTAGGATTAACTGTCCATGACCTGATGAAAGTGTTTAGTCCATCTATTATCATGACTCTACTGTTTCTTTCACGAGATTGATTTGATTCTCTTTCAGATTCAACCTCGTTTAGAATATTTTTATAGAGTCCTTTCATTATGTAGTTGTAGTTGTGTAGTTAATATTATTAGATTCACCGAAATACTTTTCAATTGTCTCTAATCTATCATCTGCATCAACTAACATTTGAAGTGCCGATTCTGCATTCTCATAGAAATCACCAGTTGAATGGTCTCCGATTCCTGCAGGATGTTTCTCTAACAACTCCAATGTAAGAAGGGCTTTTGCCTTATCTGCCGAAGCAGATGTCTTTAACATTTCTTTTAATTTGCTCATAACTTTTTATTTAATTTAATCAACTATTTCTGCACCTGCAGTATCTAGTTTGTGTGCCTCGATATCTTTTGAGTCTGATTTATATTGTAAGATAGTTTCATCACAAATCTTTTTATAAATTTGGTCTTTTATTTCATCTCTATCTTCCATTAAATCTATAAAGTCCTTAGATTGGAATTTAATTTCTTCTCCAGTATCCGTATCAATGTAAGTATACCATGCACCTGCCTGTTTTAACAACTTATATTCTTTCATTACATTTAACCAAGAACCATAATTATCGATTCCTCTGTCAAAAAATATTTCAAAATCTGCTGCTCTTAAAGGTGGGCCCATTCGGTTTTTAATAACCTGACATCTTACCTTCATACCAATGGTTTTATCTTTACCATTTACCTTTTGTTTGATTTGTCCCATATTCTTCAAACGAAGTCTAACCGATGCGTGAAACGCAAGGGCCTTACCACCACTTGTAGTCCAAGGGTCACCAAACATAGCATTCATCTTTTGTCTTAATTGATTAGTGAATACTAAGGTTACTTTTTGTCTACCAATCATATTGGTAATCTTTCTCATCGCCTTCGAGATAATAATAGCTTTATCAGTAGCATATCCATCTTTCTTATAGTCAGATGCCAACTCGTTTGTTGTTGATGCTGCAGCTACTGAATCTACTACTATTGTTACTAATTTATCATTTGAGGTTTCTCGAACCTTTTCAATGATTGTTTCAGTAAATTCAAAAATTTGTTCAACAGAATCTGCAGATACATAAAGTAGTTTTCCTACATCTACACCAATTGCTTCTAAAAATTCTCTACTTACTGCAGTTTCTGTGTCAATAAGAACTGCAACACCACCTTGCTTTTGTGTTTCAGCAAGGAGGTGAGCAGATACTAATGATTTTCCACTTTGTTCTAAACCAGTAACTTCGGTAATTCTTCCAACAGGAAGTCCACCATAAGGGCGATTTGAAATTGCAACATCTAACATTGCACATCCAGTTGATATCCATCCATCCACATTCGTGGGTGCATCATCCTCTCCTAAGAAGAATGCAACCTTCTGGTCTTTGTTTGTTTTATTTAGTTCAGACGCTAGGACTGATGCTAAATCAATTTCTTTTTTTGCCATTTATTATATATTATCCGTTAAACAAGTCATCAAATGCAGATGCAACATCATCCAATTTTTTCTTATCTTCAACCGTTGGTTGAGATGTTGGTACTGTTGCAGTAGCAGTTTCAGTTTTAGGTGTAGATGGGGTTGATAGAGTTTGTTGACTCACACTACCTTCACCTTCATCTGATGTAGGATTTAACCATCCTTCTAATACTGATTTTAATTCATCATAAGTTAATTCAGAATATATGTCAGTAATATTAGTTTGACTTTCTACAAAGTTTTGTTTAGCAGTTTCATCTGCAGACAATGGAGTCTGATTTGGTTTTACACGAACAGTAGTTACAGGATATGAAGTTCCTGCATCATCTGCAGATGTATACTCAATAGTAATATCTCTACCATTGTCAACATCTGTAATATCACCATAATCAGGGTCTGCGATATATCCTAACAATTCTTGGTAAACAGTTTTTCCGAATCCCCAAAATCTTACACCTTCTGATTCCTCACCTTTTACGATTACAGGTACAAAAGTTCTTAATTTCGGTTCCATCTTCTTAGCTGCTTTCCAATCTTCTTTATCACCCATTCTCTTTAACTTATCAGCAAACTCAACGATAGGGTCTGGTCTTCCAAAAGAAGAAGGAGACAAATACGTTTTGTTGTTGATGTTGTAGTGAAAGAATAACTCAATGAAAGGATTTTCAGGAGAAAATTTGTAAGGAACGATTCTTACTTGGTGTTTACCAGGTGTTGGTTTCCACAAATTATCTTTACGATTTGAAGTGTTTTGTAGTTTGTTCAGTCTACCTCTGATTGCATTTAAATCAAGTGCCATAATTTTTAAATTTTAAAGTTTTATTTATTTATTGGTTTTATTTAGGTGTCTATCCTACACCATATATAAATATCAAAAAACCCGATTTTAAGAGGGTCTATCTCCATTTATCTATACAAATATACGAAAAGTTTTTAACAATTCCAAATGTTTTTTGAATTTTATTTAAAAAAGTTTTTTTCCCCATTTGTTAATACAAATATAAGGAATTATTTTGAGATTACCAAATTTATTTTGAGTTTTTTGAAAAATCTTTTACCCATCCGATAAATTGAGTATGTGGGAAGTGTTGTTTACTATCAAAGGTGTATTGTTTTACCATATGTTTATAAACTTGTTCAGATGATTTTTCAAAATTATGAGTATTCAGAGATTTATCTAATACCTCTTTACTAATTAAATCGTTGCCAGCCAATATCCAATTGAATACACCCCAACTAGCAGCTCCATTGTAATATGGAAAATCATTTGCATTTGGAACTCTATATTCACATATCTCTAAAATTCTTTCAACTAATGGGTCTCTCTTTAAATCATTATGTACATATTTCCAAAATGGAGTATCATCTCTTTTTGTAATATAGTGCATTTGAATCAAACCTCTAAATTCATCTAACATCATATTAAAGTGTTCATTATTTGCTTTGATGTTTGATTCTCTCATCATATCCTCTTTGTAAGGTGATAAGTAATGTTGTGTTAGTTGTACTAACTGAATAATAGATGAATGTATTGATGTTGCTTCTAATGGTTCTAAGAAGGAAGATGATAATCCTATTGAAAGTACATTCTTTTTCCAAACTTCGTTCAACCTACCACTATCGAACTTAATAGTTCTAAGAGGTGTTATCTTTCTACCAGTAACTTCTTGTAGTTCTTTCAGAGCTTGTTCCTCGGATACAAACTTATCAGAATAACAATATCCACATCCTAATCTTTCTTGAGTTGGAATTTGCCACATCCAACCATTTGGCATTGCCCATGCAGTTGTTGCAGGTGATATTTCTTCACCTTCTTCATATTGATGTGAATAAACTAATGCTGAGTTGATTGGTAGATATTCTGAATATGAAACCCATTCTGAACCAACTGATTTACTCAGTACTCTATTGAATCCCGTACAATCAATCCAAAAATCAGATTCTATTTCAGTTCCATCGGAAAGTATTACTTTATCCAATTCACCATTTTTTGAATTTAACTTAGTATCAGTTATTGTACCTTTTTGTAATTTGATTCCATTTTCTAATGCAATCTTCTTAAACCACTCACCTACTTTATGTGCATCAAAATGATATGCATATCCAGGCTCAACATTATCATTATTTTGATTTTTTAAAAATGGTGTTAGATTTTTTTCCCAAAGATATTTGTTAGCAGTAGAATCTGCTGCTTTACCATATTTAGAACATATGGTAAAATCTCTATCCAAAGGCCAATTTGAAGTCTGTGTTCCAGATAAGGATTCAAAAAATCTATCGCCTACCCCATTCCAATCAATACAATCGATTCCTAATTTAAATGTTGTATTACAATTATGGAAAAATTGCTGTTCATCAAATCCTTCTAATTCAGTTAAAGTAGATAAAAGTATTTTTTGAAGTACTCCGGTTGAACCTTCACCAGCTCCTATAATTGGAATATCATCACTCTCTATAAGAGTAACATCGTAAGCTGGAATATCTCTGTGTAAATTTTGTTTGGCTAGGAATAATGCTGATAACCAACCAGCAGTTC